GAGTCAGACAATACTTATCAACGTTTCATTATTTATAGCCCAAGTGATGCCCAAGTCGTTAAGATTAACTGGTCAGACAATCCTTGGTTTCCTGAGACGTTAAGATTAGAAAAGGATGCCCTTAAAGCTCGTGACCCAGAGGCTTATGCAACAGTCTGGGAAGGTGTTTGTAGGCAAACTGTAGATGGTGCTATCTTTGCTAAAGAGCTGCAGATGGCTGAATTGCAAGGCAGGATTGCCAAAGTTAACTATGACCCTGTTAAGCCAGTTCATGCAGTCTTTGACCTTGGTTGGTCAGATGCAACTGCTATTTGGTTTGTCCAGTTCATTGGCATGGAAACGCGCCTGATTCGCTATATCGAAGACAGCCAAAAGACGATTACCGATTACCTGGCTAAGATGCAGACCTACGGGTATATCTATGACACCCTTTGGTTACCGCATGACGCAGAAAACAAAACTCTTGCAGCGGCAGGCAGATCGATTGAACAAATCGTTAAAAGTATGGGATACAAAACCCGAATAATCCCTAGAACGCCAATAGCTGACAGTATCAACGCTGCTAGGACTTTATTCAGAAATTGCTGGTTTGATAGGGAAAACTGCCACGATGGACTACAATGTTTGCGTCACTATCGCTACGAAGTTGACCCTGAAACTAAACAATTCAGCAAAAACCCGTTGCATGACCAATATAGCCACGGTGCGGATGCGTTCAGAATGTTAGGCTTGATGGTAAATGAGCCTAAGAAACGCGCTCCACCAAAGCCAAGTTATCAGTTGCCTAACAGTTGGATGGCCTAAATATGTCCCAATCAGATTACGATCCAATCATCGACGAAGCAAAACAGTTCCTAAAGCTCTGCAACGACGCAGAGACAATGAACCGTCAACAAGGGCTAGAAGACCTTAAATTCGTCTCTGCGGGCGAGCAATGGCCAGTTGAACTCCAAAACAGCCGAAACCTTGAATCTCGTCCTATTTTGACGATTAACAAGTTAGACGGTTATTGCAGGCAAGTCACCAACCAACAAAGACAGCAGCGCCCAAGGATTAAAGTTCATGGGATGAACACCCAAGCTAACGAAAAAACGGCTGAGGTGATCGAGGGCATCTGTCGGCACATTGAAGTCCAATCCAACGCTGATAACGCCTATGACACGGCATTTGACTATGCAGTCAGGATGGGTTGGGGCTTTATTCGGTTGATTACTAAATATGTCTCAGACGACAGTTTCGACCAAGAAATCTACATCGACGCTGTGGATAACCCGTTCACAGTTTACTTTGACCCGAACTCAACTCGGATAGACGGCTCAGACGCAGAGCGTTGCTTAATCACAACCATGATTAGCAAAGAGAAGTTCAAAGTCATGTATCCAGGCGCGGATGATGGCGGCGGCACTTCTTTTAGCCAGCGTGGAACGGGTGATTCTCAGTCCGAGTGGATCACCAAAGAGGACATTCGCGTTGCTGAGTATTACTACGCAGTGATGGAAAAGGCAAAACTGTATCAATTAAATGATGGCACAGTGCAATTTGCTGATGGCAAAGACTTCTTCGCTCGGGTCAAGGCTGCGGGGCTTACAATCGATAATGAGCGTGAATCTTATAAACGCACGATTAAATACAAGAAACTAACCGCAATTGAAGTTTTGGAAGAACGGGATTGGCCAAGCAAATACATCCCAATCGTTCCGGTCTATGGTCGCCATGTGGTTGTAGGGGATAAACGTCACAAATTCGGTATTGTTCGCCATGCCAAAGACGCGCAGCGGATGTATAACTTCTGGCAAACCACGATTACTGAAAGCGTCGCACTGGCTCCAAAGGCTAAATGGCTGATGGCAGAGGGTCAGGATGAAGGCCACGAGAATGAATGGGCAGCGGCTAACGTTAAGTCGTTCCCTCTGCTGCGCTATAAGCAGACAGACATTGATGGCAATATAGCGCCACCGCCACAGCGCCTCCAGCCCGAGCCTCCTCCGTCTGGTGTAATGGCTGCGTCTGCTGCAATCAATCAGGATATAGCGACTTTGATGGGAATATTTGACCCATCTCAGCAGTTACCTGGAAACGTCTCCGGAAAAGCCCTAAATGGCCAACAACAACAAGTTGACCTGACTAACTTTGACTTTTACGACAACCTTACAAAATCTATCTGTCAGGTTGGCAAGATCATTCTTGATCTTATCCCCAAGATTTACGACACTCAAAGGGTTATGCGGATCATTGGTCAGGACGGAAAGCCTGATTTAGTGACGATTAATGAGGCTAAACAGGACGATCAGGGTGTTTGGCAGGTTATGCACGACATGACTGTTGGGCAATATGATGTGGTTATGGAAACCGGCCCAGGCTATAACTCTAAGCGGGAAGCTGCGGTAGAGGCCATGATGCCTTTGCTTACTGGAAACCAACAACTGTTCGGCATTGCTGGAGATTTAGTGTTCCGAAACATGGATTTCCCAGGCGCAGACATCATCGCAGACCGCCTTGCCGCCTCCAATCCGTTGGCTCAGATTGACGACAAGTCCGACATTCCTCCTCAAGTCCAGATGCAACTGGCAATGGCCAATAAGAAGGTCAAGGACATGCAACAGCAACTCCAAGCGATTGAGTTGGCTATGAAGCAGCGTCAAGACATCGAGCAGGTCAAACAGGACGCTGAGACTAAACGCACTCTGATTAAAGAGACAAACCGCGCCCATGAGATCGAATTACGGGATGCAGAGCGCCATACCGACATGAAGCTGAGAACAGATACTCAGGCTCATGACACGGTGCTCAAGACTCAAACTCAGTTGGAAGTGGAACGACTGAAGGCAGAAGTTGCTATTTTGTTAGCTCATTTAGACCGAGAAGCACTAAAAAATGCTTCAGCCGAAACAACAGAGAGAGCAATTTAATTAAATTCGTGATATAAATCACAAACCTTACCCGTCAGGTAGATGGGGAAAACCCTTGAGGAAACTCATGCAAAGTGATAAAGAAGCTGGACAAGTATTGACTAGCGAGAATGCGGCAGATTTTTATTTCGCAAAAATGGGCCTAGCTGACAAACCTGAACCCGAGGCCGTGGTAGAGGAAACTCCTACGGAGCCGGTGGAAGAAGTTACTCAGAGTGAGCCTGACGAAAAAGAGGAAGCCAAACCCACAGAGGAACGAAAGAGTAATCCAAAACTTGAAAAACGTTTTTCAGACATAACGAAACAACGTGAAGAAGCGCGTAAAGAAGCGCAACGGGAACGTGAAGCTCGGGAAAATCTGGAAAAAGAGTTAGCGGCGTTGCGTCAACAAGCCCAACCCCAGGTAAAGCCCGTTGATGCAAAGCCTCAGCCAAGTCAATTCTCTGATGCTTTTGAATACGCAGAAGCATTGGCAGAATGGTCTACTGAGCAAGCATTGGTAAAAAGAGATCAGGAAGAACGTGAACGCAGGGCCGACGAACAGCGACAAAAGGTTATTCAATCTTGGTCGCAAAAAGTGGCAGCAGCGAAAACGGAGATGCCAGATTTTGATGACATGGTGGCAAGCTCGGATGTGGTCGTCCCCGATCATGTGCGAGATGCGATTTTAGAGAGCGATGCGGGGCCGCGTATTCTTTATGAATTAGCGGACAACTCAGAGTTAGCTAAAAAAATCACTTCAATGTCGCCAAGTGCCGCGCTACGCGAGATTGGAAAGCTAGAAGCTCGTTTTGAGAGGAAAACTGAGAATGCGCCTAGTAATCCTGTGGGCAAAAGTAAAGCACCACCTCCGATCAATCCGATCAGAGCAACTGGAAATGCGATGGGTGTACAAGTAGACGCAAATGGAGCGTTTCACGGCACTTATCAAGCATGGAAAGCGGCTCGTAAGGCTGGAAAGATTCGGTAACCAAAATCTTTTTTAAGGAAATATCATGAGCAATACCTTGCTTACCATTAGCAAGATTACCAACGAAGCGTTGATGGTCTTGGAAAACGAGTTAACCTTCACTTCCGAAGTTGACCGCAACTATGATGACCAATTCGCTGTCGTTGGCGGCAAAATTGGTAACACTGTGAACGTCCGTCGTCCTGGTCGTTTCATTGGTACTACTGGCCCTGCCCTGAACGTTGAAGATTTTAACGAAACGAGCGTTCCAGTGACCTTGAGCACTCAGTTCCACGTTGACACACAGTTCACCACTCAAGACTTGGCATTGTCTTTGGACATGTTCTCTGACCGTGTTCTGAAGCC